ACTTTGAGATTGTTTGTTGATGGTGTTCTAAAGGATACTGCAACTAGTGCATCATCTTATTATCCTCCAACTGACTTTGATATTCATATAGGTGATAGACAAAGTGGTGCAAGTTCTGGAAATTACCCATTCGGTGGGTACATGCAAGATTTTAGAATTACAAAAGGATTAGCAAGATACACTGCAAATTATTCTGTTCCTTCTGCTGCGTTTGAGGGATAGTAATGAGTAGGTCATTAGACATTGCTAAGATACTTCGTGCTACGGAGATCGATAATCCTAATAATTCTAGATTAATAACTACTTCTGCTGATTTAGGTGGTGGCATGGATTCTGCGGCCGTTCAATCAGTGCCTATGTTATATGTTGATACACTAGATTCTCTTCCTGGAAATAATTTAGAAATAGGTCAACAAGCTTTTGTTAACGCCAATCGAAGACATTATGTTTCAAATGGATCTGGTTGGTACAACACACAGTACGTTATTAGTTCTTCGCCTTATTGGGAAATAGAACCAGGCGATAGTGATAAAACAATAATTGACTCAGCAACTCCTCTTATCATCATAGCAAAAGCAAATGACTCGGATAATCCCAACCTAGTTAATCAAAGCTTTGGTTCTGACTCTGCGCAATATATGGCTACTGTAACAAATGATTCATCAGTATTTACTTTTACACCAAAAACAAAAGCACAACTAGCTGCAGCAATATCAGCTGGTAACTTAACAGATTCTAACGGTGATTTCGTTTATACATTTAAATGGTCAGACGGAACTAATTTCGTAGCTAAAGCAGTGACTATTGTATATAATACTGCAGGTGCGGCCGGTTGGTGGAATAGATTACTGTATACTGTTTCTCCCTCGGTAGGACGAGGAATTTCTGAAGCGCCAAACGGTGATATTTACGTTTTTGGTGGCAGTAATAACTCATTTTTAGCAAAGTATAATTCTGCTGGTGAGGCACAGTGGGGAAAAACTTTAAACGCTAATGCATACTATGCCAGACCAAAAACCGTTACATCAGATTCAACCTCTGCCTATACGGTGACTGCCGACTATGGGTATGGAGAAAACATGTCGGGATACCCTGATCCTCAGTTAGCACTGGCAATTAAATGGACATCTGCAGGTGCTATTACGTGGGCAAAGATAATAAAACCAACTACCACTACTACTAATTATGACAACTTTGTTCCTGAGCCAGGTGGCGGTCAACTAGATAGTTCTGGTAATCTATGGGTACTAGGAACTAGCAGAAGAGGTGGTAGTGGAGCAGTTGGAAGTCAACAATTGCGTGACACCTCCATTAGAAAGTTTTATATTGCAAAACTAAACGGAAGCACTGGTGCCTTAATGGGAATGTGGAAATTAAATTCCAATACTGATGAGCAGGCAAGCGACCAAAGTATAGTAATAGATGGAGATGATAACATTTATGTCTGTGGTGCACAATATCGTGATCACTCAGGTTATGGTTTTCCATCCATGTTGATAGCAAAATTCAATAGTTCGATGACTTTTCAGTGGGCTAAGATGTATGGTGTAAATGACTGGTATAAGGATGATAATGCATATATAGTAAGAGTAGATGCAAATAATAATCCATATATAGTAGGTCATACCGATGATAATATTAATCCCGAAGCGGCAACATTGCTTAAACTTAATAAGAATAATGGTAGTATAGTATGGGGTAAAAAACATGAAGGTGAGGGTCATCAAGGTCTTGCGATAGATAATAATGATAACGTATGGGTACTTAGTATTGATGCGGATGAATCACCTTCAAGAATTAAACTACGTAAATATTCTAGTAATGGAACGATTCAGAATCAATGGGGGATTGATACTAATGTATCTAACTATAAGTTTAGCATGTCGCGGAATGCTTTACAAATTGCTTCAGATGGAAGTTTACTGATGAACTTTTATCACTACTACAGTGGTGTTTCTACTGAGCAATCACCTATTAAAATGCCTACATCTATTTTAGATACTGCAGGAACTTACGGTGATCTTATAATTTCTAATCAAACAGCTGAGGAAGCCACACATACTCCAAGCGCTCTAACCTTTGTTAGTTATTCTGGAACTGATGTTGGAAGTTTATTTCAAACTGTTAACTATAACAGCGGTAGTTACGCAATAGAACCAACTGTAGCTCTTACAGTTTCTTCAGAAAATATTAGCACACTATGACTAGTTTTAACAGAAGAATAGCAGGATTAATTGGATCAACCGGTGATATAAAATCAACTGGTCTAAGTAATGTCACCAGTGGAGATGTTGTTTATTACTCATCATTAGATAGTTTACCTGTTTCAGGACTTACTAAAGGTGACGCTGCATTTGTTGAAAGCACCAAAAGATTATTTGTTTCAAATGGATCAGGTTGGTACAATCTAGATTTTGAAGCAAGTGCAGCACCAACATGGGATAACGAACCAAGTGCTGAATATGAAATTACAGATTCGGCTACTCCTCTTACTATTATAGCTAAACCTGCAGATTCTGATAATCCAACATTGCTGAATCAAAGTTTTGCAAGTGATTCAGCTCAATACATGTCAACTATATCCAATGACTCTTCAGTATGGACGTTTACACCTAAAACAAAAAACGAGATAGCGGCTGCGGTTGCAGCAGGAAATTTAACAGACTCTAACGGTGACTTCATCTATACGTTTAAATGGTCAGATGGAATAAGCATTATATCAAAAGCTGTTACAATAGCATATAATCCTGGAGCTCCAGGTGTAGGATTTTCATCTTCTCCTACTGAACAAAATGGAGGAATTACAGTAGGTAGTTTTACGTCATCTGTAACTGGTCAAACATTTTATTATAGTAATCAAGTGGTAAACCCAGATAATGCTTTAGGTACAAGAGCATACTTTGATACTGAACCCGGAGGAAAATTTTATCTTGCGATGATAGGTGCAGGTGGTGGATCAGGTTATTCAAGTTCTAACCGCGCCAATTATGGTGGCAATGGTGGAGTTGGCATGGTAGAAGTTACTGTACCACCAGGCGTAACTCAAATGTCATTATACGCAGGTGGCGGAGGTAAGGGTGCAAGTAGTGGTGATGATGGATTTTATGGTGGGGGTGATCCTGGCTCTAGTGGATCTTATCATTTTAGTGTTGGAGGTGGCGGTTACACTGCGCTCTTTTCTGGCATAAACAATACATTTTCTGACCTTGTTGCAATAGTTGGTGGAGGCGGAGGTGGAGGCAACTCTACTAACTTTAAAGGTGGACACGGTGGCGGTATTAATCAAGGTGGTACAAATGGAACTGGATCTCCTACACTAGATTATGGTGGAGGTGGTAATGTAAATAGTGGTGGGCATGCTGCATATGAGTCACACTCTTACTCCTCATCTAACGCAACTGCTGGATCTCAATTACAAGGTGGAGATGGATCTGATTCACAATATGATGGTGGATCAGGTGGAGGCGGTGGCCGTTACGGCGGAGGAGGTGGTGGTGGAGGCTACTACAGAACTGGTGGACCAGGTGGCGGTGGATCTGGTTGGGCAGATGCAAACTATGTAACGTTACTACAGTATAATGGTTCTGATGCAACTCAAACTGGTGCAAATTGGAACCAGTATACTTTAATGAATTATGTTCGACAACAAAGTGGTGCGACAGATTTTACTTCAGGACCTATTGGTAAATATGGTCAAGGTTCGCAGGCCACAAATCCTACAAGCTACCCAACTCCGGCTAGCCCAGGTAATACAGGACTTAATCCTCGCGCTGGTCATGGAATGTGGATAATCTGGACAGATTAAAAGACACATCTGTTATAAATAGTACCAAATAATTTTAGTTTGGAGACTATTAATGGCAAACCCAGCATCAAGACAGGACCTTATAGATTATGCCAAGCGACGTCTTGGTGATCCAGTTCTAGAAATAAATGTAGACGAAGATCAAATGGAAGATCGTGTAGATGAAGCTCTACAATACTATCAAGAATTTCATTCAGACGCTACGGTTAGAACATACCTAAAACATCAGATTACTACTACTGATATTGCTAATGAATACATTCCTATATCTTCGAATGTATTGACAGTAACGCGTTTATTTCCAATGGCATCATCCTTTGGTACATCATTTAATTTCTTTGATATAAAATATCAAATGATGCTAAATGATATTGCCGATCTCCAAAACTTTGCAGGTGATCTAGCTTATTACGAACAGATGCAGCAATACCTATCAATACTTGATATGAAATTAAATGGTACACCACAAGTACAGTGGTCTAGACATCAAGATAGATTACATATCTTTGGTGACTTTGCAGATAAAGATATTTTAGCAGGTGAGTTTGTAGTTGCAGAAGTTTATACAATTATAGATCCAGAAACACATACATCAATATACAATGATATGTGGCTAAAAGATTATACATGTGCATTGTTTAAACAACAATGGGGTATGAATTTAATTAAATTCGAAGGTGTACAGCTACCTGGTGGTGTAACCTTTAACGGTAGACAACTATACGATGATGGAACTTCAGAAATAGAAAGGTTAAGAGAATCCATTAGACTAGAGCATGAAATGCCAGTAGATTTCTTTATAGGATAACATAATGGCCCGTAACCTTTACTTCTCTGAAAAAGTAAGATCAGAAATGGATCTCTATGCCGACCTGGTTATAGAGGCTCTAAAAATATACGGGCAAGATGTTTATTATCTACCTCGTGAATTAATGAATGAAGATGACTTACTTGGTGAAGATCCAACATCTAGATTTCCAACATCTCATAAAATTGAAATGTACATTGAAAATGTTGAAGGCTTTGACGGAGAAGGTGATCTATTCACAAGGTTTGGTGTAGAGATTAGAGATGAAGCAACATTTGTAGTTGCTAGGACTAGATTTTCTGCACAGGTTCGAAGACCAGATAATGAGATAACAGTTGACAGGCCGGCCGAAGGTGATTTAATTTATTTACCTTTAGCAAACAAAATGTTTGAGATACAGCATGTAGAACATGAACAACCTTTCTATCAAATAGAAAATTTACCTGTATACAAAATGCGGTGTACTCTATTCGAATACACTGGAGAAGATTTCGATACAAGCATTGAAGGTATACAGGATATCGAGAAGACAGGTTCTTACCAGTACAAAGTTTGTGTTACCGGTACTGCAGATGCAGAAGCTACAGCGGAACTTGGATTTACAACCTACGATAGTCCAATTGGATCTGTTGGTGGCGTGAAACTCATTACACTAGACAGAGGTGGAGCATACTACACAACTGCACCTTCAGTTAGATTTGTCGGTGGCGGAGACAGCAGCTTTACATTAGGTGATAGCGCTGCAGCTACTGCAGTGTTTGACGCTGCATCCGGAACAGTCACTGGTATTACACTAACCGATAGTGGTACGAATTATGCAACACTACCTACAATACAGTTTATCGGTGGAAACCTAGGTGTAGATTCAGATTACAGAGTTGGCGATACAGTTGCACAACAACTATCGTCTACTGCTACAATCAGTGGTGAGATTCAAAGGATCGTACTTGATTCTGCTGGTGATTCAGATATGTGTCTATTCCTTGCACACGTTGGCACAGACGATGGTCAATATCATACATTCGCAGCTGGTGGAGAATTGATAAATACTACGAGAAGCGGAATCATTGGCCGCGGCTTAACCATTGTAGGTGTAACTGAAGATAATAAAATATCTGAAACAGAACAGAACGATATATTCGAAAACTTAAGTGATGACTTCTTAGACTTTAGCGAAGATAATCCATTTGGAGATCCACAGTAATGTTTGGTACATATTTCTACCATGAGAAAATTAGAAAATCTGTTTCATTGTTTGGACGGATGTTTAATAACATTTATGTTATGCGTAAAAATTCTACTGGTGGAGTTATCAATCAATTGAAGGTGCCTTTAGCATATGCACCTCGTATGAAATACTTAGAAAGACTTAGACAAAATCCGGATTTATATACAGATGAAAAGGTAGCGATTAAGTTACCACGTATGTCATTTGAAATTACTAGCTTTATATACGATAACACTAGACAATTAACTAAAGTAAGTAACTTTAAAACAGTAGGAACTGAACCTGGAAAAAGGCAGAAGTTTAATACACCAGTTCCATACACTCTTACATTTGATTTAAACATATACGCTAGAAATCAAGATGATGCATTACAAATTGTGGAACAAATTCTACCTACATTCAATCCACAATACACTTTGACGATCAAACCATTTCCAGATGAATATCCTACTTTTAAAGAAGATATTCCTATAATAATTATTGGCGTAAACTTTTCAGACGATTTTGAAGCAGACTACGGTAATCGCAGAACGATAATATATACATTATCATTTGAAATGAAAGTTGTATTTTACGGTCCAATAAATACAGGTGATATAATTAGAAAAGCAGTTCCACATCTATTCTTAATGGATACTGGAGCACAAGGTGATTCTGATAAATTATTAGAAACAATAACGGTCACGCCCGACCCCTTAACTACGATTGGTATGCCCGATAGCGATTTCGGTTTTAGTACTGAAATCGATTTAGCCTTTGATAGCGCATAAGGAGAAGTAAATGGCTATTACACTTAGAAATACAAAAGGCAGTGAACTTACGTTTACAGAACTGGACGCCAATTTCACTCACCTTGACGGAAGAATAGATTCAACCGGAGATTCCGGTTATATAAAAGGAATAGTTGATACTGCATATTTAGAAAGTATCGTTGATTCTGCATATGTAAACAATAGAGTAAATGCTGCTAATTCACTTGATTCATCTGAAGCTATTGCTCTTATTGATTCAGCGTATATACAAGCAAGACAAGTAGATCTACAACGAGATTCTGCTTTTGTTACTAGTATTGTTGATTCAGCTTATATTTTAGCAATATCTCCTAACCAAGATTTTTTAGATTCTGCTGAAACAATTGCCTTAATTGATTCTGATCACATTGAATCAAGAATGAAACAAGTTTTATTAAATCCATTTACGGTTGCATCTGCGCCTAGCACTGGAGTAGAAGGCCAGTTAATTTATGTTACAGATGGTAATGCCGGCGATGCATGTCTTGCGGTATTTAGTGGTGGCACATTTAAAGTTGTATCAACAATTGGTGCTACGATACTTGATTCTGCTGGTGGTGGTGGCGGAGGCTTCTAATGGCAGACGAACTAGATAATGATTATAAGTATTCAAAGGAAACTCTTTACAATTTAATTGAAAAAGGTAAAGACGCTTTAGATGATATGATTGATGTCGCACGATCAAGTGAACATCCTCGAGCGTATGAGGTTTTGTCCGGACTTATAAAAAACGTAGCAGATGTAAATGATAAACTACAAGACTTAAACAAAAAGCAAAAGCAATTGACACAGGAAGATGAACAGCCTGCACAGATTGAGAATCAACAAAATAATTTTTATTTAGGATCGACCGCAGAGATTCAAAAAATGTTGAGACAGGAAGATGATGTAATAGATGCTAATGCAGAACGAATCGTACCTAGGGAATCCTAATGTTAAAAGAGATGGTGTACTACAAAAATGGACACCTGATCTTTTAAGAGAATACAAGCGTTGTATGACAGATCCGATATACTTTGCTGAAAAGTATGTCAAAGTTATATCGTTAGATCAAGGCTTAGTTCCCTTTCTTCTGTATCCATATCAAAAACAAATGTTTGATCAATTTCAACAGAATAGATTTAACGTAGTTTTGGCATGTAGACAGTCAGGTAAATCAATATCAGCATGTGCTTATCTCTTATGGTTTGCACTATTTAATCCTGAAAAGACAATTGCCATATTAGCAAACAAAGGAGCAACTGCCCGTGAAATGTTATCGCGAATCACACTCATGCTGGAAAACGTACCTTTCTTTTTGCAGCCAGGATCTAAAGCGCTTAACAAAGGCAGCTTGGAATTCTCTAATAATTCACGTATACTTGCTGCTGCTACTAGTGGTTCCTCCATTCGCGGCATGTCTGTCAATCTTTTATATCTTGATGAATTTGCTTTCGTAGAAAGAGCTGCAGAATTTTATACATCTACATATCCAGTTGTATCTGCAGGTAAAGATACAAAGGTTATAATCACCTCAACAGCAAATGGTATAGGCAATCAATTCCATAAGATATGGGAAGGATCTGTACAAGGTATTAATGAGTTTAAATCATTTAGAGTTGATTGGTGGGATGTACCAGGCAGAGATGATAAATGGAAAATAGAAACTGTAGCAAATACTAGTCAACTGCAATTTGATCAGGAGTTTGGTAATACGTTCTTTGGTACAGGCGATACTCTTGTCAATGCCGAAACTTTATTAGGGTTAAGAGCTAAGCCTGCCATAAGATATATGGAAGGTGGTAACTTAAAAGTATATGAAGAACCTATAGAAAAACACGATTACATCATGACTGTAGATGTTTCGAAGGGAAGAGGCCAGGACTATTCTACTTTTACTCTGATCGATATTAGCGTTCGCCCGTTTAAACAGGTTGCTGTATATCGCAACAACACTATCTCGCCTATTCTCTTCCCAAATATTATTTATAAATACGCTAAACCCTACAATGAAGCTTATGTAGTAGTAGAATCAAATGATCAAGGTGGCGTAGTTTGTAATGGATTATATCATGATTTAGAATATGAGAATGTGCATGTTGAATCTTCCGTAAAAGCAAATGCTATAGGAATTGAAATTAATAGAAAAACAAAAAGGCTTGGTTGTTCTGCAATAAAAGATATATTAGAAAATAATAAACTTAATATTGTGGATGAACAAACTATTTTAGAAATATCTACTTTTGAAGCCAAAGGACAATCTTATGAAGCATCGGATGGTAACCATGACGATTTAATGATGAACTTAGTTATGTTTGGCTATTTTGTAACCACACAATTTTTTACAGATATGACTGACATTAACTTAAAGCAAATGATGTTCGAACAAAAGATGAAAGATATAGAAAATGATGTTGTTCCATTTGGATTCATTGATGACGGATCTGCTGCAATTGCAGCAATTGAGCATCAGGAGGATCCATGGAAGATACGAGAGGCTGATACAGAACGGTTTGTGTGGGACCCTGATGATATGCCTTTGTAATTATATAATATTATAAATAATAGTACAATTGACTAATCGTATTATGGGACATATAATTTTTAATAGAGGAAGATAACATGGCACTTTCAACACCGTCTGCTTCTCCAGCGGTTGTCGTCAAAGAAATAGATCTGACTGGTGGCGTTCCAAACGTTCAGTCAACTACTGGCGCAATTGTTGGGAACTTTCGCTGGGGGCCTGCTGAACAACGCATAGATATTGATAACGAGACATCGTTAGTATCAACGTTTGCTTCACCAGACTCAGCAAATACCATCGACTTCCATAGCGCTTCTTATTTCTTACGTTACTCTGGTTCTTTACAAGTTGTACGTGAGGTAACATCTTCTGCTAAGAATGCTCGGTCTACTATTGGCCAGCTCGGAACAGATAATGACGGTACCTTACCTATGGAATTGGTAAAGAATGCAGATGACTTCGCTGCACAGGAAGCAGCCTTGGATTCCGATTCACACACACTTATCGCACGATATCCTGGTGCACTAGGTAACTCAATACGAGTTTCCGTCTGTCCACCTAGGGATTCTGCATTTAATGCATGGTCATATAAAGATGAATTCGATGCCGCACCAGGCACATCTAACTATGCATCAACAAGAGCAGCAACCAATGATGAAATTCACGTTGTAGTCGTAGACAATGGCGGAGAACTTACAGGAACAAAAGGAACAATACTAGAACGTTATCCATTTGTTTCAGTTGCATCAGATGCAAAAAATACTGACGGAACAACTAACTACGCTAAAGATGTTGTAAACGGAAGATCAGAGTATATCAATTGGGTAAACTTTGATTCTGATTATAGCGTTGCGCGTGGTAACGGTACCGTTGATTCTGGAGATAATTTTGATCCAGGCTTAACAGTAGCAACAGACCACACCTTTACAAAAGGTGCAAACTCAGGCGTATTAGGCACAAGCGAATACTTACAAGGTTACGATCTATTTGAAGATAAAGATATCACCGAAGTTGATTTCTTAATTGCACCTTCAATGGTATCACGAACCGATCAAGTAACTGTGGTTAATGATCTAATAGCAACAGCAGAAAACTTACGTAAAGACTGTGTTGTTACAGCATCGCCTGCAAGATCAGATGTAATTAACTTGACTAACACTGCAACAATTACATCAAACATTACGACAACATCAGCCGCAATGACTAACTCATCATACTTAGTTGCCGATGGTAACTTTATCAAAGTATACGATAAGTATAATGATCAGTTCATTCAAATTCCAGCAGCATCATCAACCGCTGGTATTATGGCTGCGACAGATCTTAACCGAGCTCCATGGTTCTCACCAGCTGGTGCGCGGCGAGGTCAATACTTAGGAATCACTGCAATTAGTTGGTCTCCAACAAAAGCACAAAGAGATACACTATATAAAGCAGGTGTAAATCCGATTGCAAATATTCCAGGTCAAGGTGTCTTACTGTTTGGTGACAAAACAAAACTAGGTCGTCCATCTGCATTCGATAGGATTAACGTACGAAGGCTATTCTTAGTCTTAGAACGTGCTATCGGCAAAGCAGCTGAACAGGTTATGTTTGAGTTCAACGATGAGTTTACTCGAGCAGAATTTGTCAACATTGTAGAACCAGTACTTAGAGAAGTAAAAGGTCGAAGAGGTATTACAGACTTTAGAGTTGTCTGTGATGAAACCAACAATACAGCGTCCGTGGTTGACAGAAATGAGTTTATAGCTAATATCTTTATTAAGCCGGCTCGTTCGATCAACTATGTCACTCTTAACTTTGTTGCTGTTCGAACCGGTGTTGACTTCGAAGAAGTCGTAGGCACGGTGTAAGGAGGTAACAATGGCAATATTAGGAGTAGACGATTTTAAAGCAAAACTAAGAGGTGGGGGCGCTCGTCCTAATCTGTTCCAGGTAACAATTAACTATCCAGGATTTGCGGATGGTAACCCTGAACTAACATCATTCTTAGTAGAAGCTGCTGAGCTTCCAGGTTCAACCTTTGGTCAGATTGTAGTACCATTCAGAGGTCGCCAATTAAAAATGGCTGGTGATCGTACATTTGCTGAATGGACAACAACAATCATTAATGACACAGACTTCGCAATACGCGATGCTCTAGAGCGTTGGATGAATGGTATAAACAACCACAATGAAAATACAGGGTTGGCTGTACCGGTAGCTTATGAAGCTGATTTAAAAGTTGAGCAATTGGACCGTGAAGGTGATATCATTAAGACATATAACTTCCGCGGATCATACCCACAAGATCTTTCACCTATTGCATTGTCATTCGGAGACAATGATAATATAGAAAGATTCACATGTACATGGGCATACCAGTACTGGGAATCCAATACTACAACTTAAATAAATAGTAGGAAAGGCCGGAGAGGTTCGGCCTTTCTATTTTAACAGAGGACTGACATGGCAGAAAATGATGGTTTAAAGCTTTTTGGTTTTGAAATCAAAAGAGCTAAAAATAAAGATGAAGAGAAACGACCATCTATCGTTCCTCCGCGGGACGACGAAGGTGGTAGTTATGCCACAGCTTCTGGTACACATTACGGACAATATTTAAATTTAGACGGTGACGATTCTAAAGACAACTATCAATTGATTATGAAATATCGTGGCAATGCAATGCATCCTGAGGTTGACAATGCTATTGAAGATATTGTAAATGAATCTATTACTGGTAGTGAACTAGATCAAACTTTAGATATTAACTTAGACGATGTTAAAGTACCAGACAAAATCAAAAAACTAATTAAAGAAGAGTTTGACTACATCTATGGTATGTTAAACTTTAAAGAACTTGGCCACGATATTTTTCGTCGTTGGTATGTTGATGGCCGTTTATATCATCACTTAGTACTTAATAACGATAATCCTAAGGAAGGTATCCAAGAGATACGTCCTATCGACGCTGCTAAAATGCGTAAGGTTAAAAAGGTTAAGTATAAAAAAGATCCTGTTACAGGTGCAAAGGTTGTAGAAAAAACAGAAGAATTTTTTATATATCAAGAAAAGCCAGGTAGTTCTACGAGCGGAATTAAAATGACAAACGATTCTGTATCATATGTTACATCAGGCTTATTAACAGAAGATCGTAAGAAAATTATTTCACATATGCATAAAGCGTTGAAGCCTATCAACCAATTAAGGATGATGGAAGATGCTTTGGTTATATACAGATTAGCTCGAGCTCCTGAACGTAGAATCTTTTATATTGATGTAGGTAACTTGCCAAGAGGTAAGTCTGAACAATACATGAAAGACATCATGGCAAGATATCGAAACAAGCTTGTGTATGATGCTAAGACTGGCGAAATTCGTGACGACAGGAAACACCAGTCACTTCTCGAAGATTTCTGGTTACCTAGACGAGAAGGTGGCAGAGGAACAGAGATATCTACTCTACCAGGCGGTGAAAATCTTGGACAAATAGAAGACATTGTATACTTCCAAAAGAGAATGTATCGTTCATTGAACGTTCCTATTTCACGTATGGATACTGAATCTGTACAAGGTATACTTGGTAGATCTACAGAAATTAACAGAGATGAATTAAAATTCCAGAAGTTTATTGATAGACTTCGTATGAGATTCTCTCATTTATTCTATGGCATCCTTAAGAAACAACTTGTAATGAAAGGTGTTTGTACTGAGGATGATTGGGAAGAATGGAAAAATGACATCACGGTTGACTATATTAAAGACAACCATTTCACTGAATTACGTGATGCAGAGATGTTACAAAATAGATTAGAAACTTTAGACCGAGTACAAAACTATGTCGGTGATTACTATTCTAAAGAATGGGTAATGAAAAATGTGCTACAGTTGAATGATGAAGATATTGAAACTATGCAAAAGCAAATGAGTGGTGAAGAAGACGAAGAGCCAGATGAAGAGCCGCAGCAAGAAGCACCACCTCAAAAATATGAATTGAAACCTGTCCAAGGAGATGATAAAGATGAGTGAAGTAGAAGACGTACAAGACTATAATGATGTACAAGGTATGGTCCAACATGCTATGGACCAAGATTTTAATAAGGCTAATCAAGTCTTTGGTGATATTATGTCGCTAAAGGTACAAGACTTATTAGATCAAGAAAAAACAAGACTAGCGGATGCAATCTATAATAATGCAACCGATCCTGCTAGTGAAGAAGATATTATGGGTGATGATCAACTAGAGTTAGATTTAGAAGATGAGACCGAAGAAGACACAGAAGAAGGCGAAGCTGAAGAAGATATTGAGGGAGATGAAATTCCTGAAGAAGATTCGGAAGAGCCTGAAGAATCGTAAATGTATAAATAATAGTTAACAAAATGAAAACATTTAATCAGATTAGAGAACTAACTGGTAGGAAGCCAAAAGGGCAAATAGTCCTTAATAAAAAGGTTGGCAGAATCCAGATAATGATCTATAAAGAATCAATAGGCTTTGTAGCTTATATAGACGGAGATCGATTAGATGTTTACAAATCAAAAGCAGAAGCTCAAAAAGCAGCTGAAGCAATGGTAAAGGTATTAAAGAAATGAAACTGATTGCAGAGTATACCGAACAGAACTTGGAGGTTCTTACTGAAGCGAAAGACGGTAAGAAGTCTTATGCTATTGAAGGTATATTCATGCAAGCAGAAACTAAAAATAGAAATGGTCGGATATATCCTAGAGCTGTCATGGAAAAAGCCGTTGGCAAATATGACAAAGAACAAGTAGCTAAGGGCAGAGCAGTTGGTGAGTTAAACCACCCTGAAGGACCGACCGTAAATCTAGATAAGGTTTCCCACAAGATAGAATCCCTTGATTGGAAAGGGAACGACGTTGTGGGCAAAGCGCGTATATTGGAAACTCCTATGGGTAAAATCGTTGAAGGTTTGCTCGAAGGTGGTGTCAATCTAGGCGTATCGACTCGTGGTATGGGAAGTTTGAGTAGAGGTAATAACGCTATGGTCGTACAGCCAGACTTTATGTTGAATGCTGTCGACATCGTTCAAGATCCATCCGCACCTAGCGCTTTTGTTAATGGGATAATGGAAGGTGTTGAATGGGTATGGAACAACGGTATTATTGAAGCCAAACAGATTGAACAAATGGAGACTGAAATTAAGAAAGCTCCACGTATCGGTCTTTATGAGACGCAGGTTCGTGAGTTTAAGAATTTCCTCTCGTTACTTAAACATAAAATATAGGAGTCAATGATGACTGATGAAAATCAAGTAGAAGATCAGGATGTCGAACTCCATGACGAAGTAACAGACGAAGTTGTGGAAGAGGCTCATGATCCTAAAAATGCTGAGGCTCAATCAGTGCAAGCGACTGATAAAGCTGGTGAAGCTACCAAGCGTGCTCCTGCACGTAAAGGTGACAACACTAAGCAAGATCCAATGCCAAAGACTAAAGCAGGTATGATGTCTGCTGCGGTTGGCGCAATGCAAGGTATGTCCAAAGAAAAACTCGGCGGTGTGTTAAGCACTCTAATGCAGAGCACAGACGAAGAAGCTTTCGATGGTGAACCAATTGCAGAAGATAAAGTAGAACTTGACTATAAGGCAGACTTTGGTGAAGATCTAACAGCGTTGGTGAACGAAGAAGCTACACTGAGCGATGAGTTCAAAGCAAAAGCAGAAACAATCTTTGAAGCAGCTATTAAGTCAAAGCTGTCAGAAGAGATTGATCGTCTCGAAACTAAGTACGAAGAAGAGCTAGCTGAGGAAGTATCCTCAACAAAAGCCGATCTCGTCGAAAAGGTCGACAATTACCTAAACTACGTAGTTGAACAGTGGATGGAGGACAACAAAGTTGCCGTCACTACTGGTCTACGCACTGAGATTGCAGAAAAATTCATGAACAATTTGAAAGACTTGTTCACGGAATCTTATATCGAAGTACCGGAAGCTAAGGTTGATTTAGTTGACGAACTTGCTGCAGCAAACGCAGAGCTTGAAGAAGCTCATGATAAAGCCATTGCACGTACAATGGAAATGCAAGAAGAGTTAGAAGTCCTTAAGCGTGATGCAATCATCGCTGAAGCGGCTGAAGGCTTGGCTGCTACTCAAGTTGAAAAACTTAAAAAATTAGCTGAGGATGTTGACTTTGAAAGTGCAGAAACTTTCGCAGAAAAAGTAAACACAATCAAAGAATCATACTTCACTAAGAAAACCACTGAAGCCGCTGACATTGAAGAAGAAGTATCTGAAGACGGTGCAAACGTCGTCGAAGCTACAACAGACACAATGGCTCAGTATCTTTCAGCAATTCAAAAAACAAACAAATAATTGGGAGTCCAATAAATGAATACTAATTTTTCATCTTACGATAAGTTGATCGAAAAATGGGCACCGGTACTGAACGAAGAATCAGCGGGTTCCATTAAAGATCATCACCGTAAAGCAGTTACAGCTGCTATCCTAGAAAACCAGGAGATCGCTTTTAACGAAGAAGCTATGCTTACAGAAGCTGCTCCTACAAACAACACAACAAATGCGGCTAACTGGAATCCAGTATTAATCGCGCTTGTACGACGTGCTATGCCTAACCTAATGGCATACGACATGTGTGGTGTTCAGCCAATGTCAGGCCCAACAGGCTTGATCTTCGCAATGAAGTCAACATACGAAACAACCAAAGCTGGTGTTTCAGCAGGCGATGAAGCATTCTTCAACGAAGCTGCAGTTGGTTTCTCAGGCGATTCTGCTACAACTGGTAACGGTGCAGCTGGTCCATCAGGTCTAGTTGGTGTAACAGACGGTAACGCTGACTCATCAATCGACAACGAGCGTTCTGGCCCATATGCTGGCGATGCGTACGATACAGCCGAAGCTGAAGCTCTTGGCTCAACTGGCGGTGAAGCATTTGCTGAAATGGGTTTTACCATTGAAAAAGCAACTGTGACTGCAAAATCACGTGCGTTGAAAGCAGAATACAGCTTAGAATTAGCACAAGACTTGAAAGCGATTCATGGTCTTGACGCTGAAACTGAGTTGGCAAATATTCTTTCAACAGAAATCATGTCAGAAATCAACCGTGAAGTAATCCGTACAGTTAACTCACAAGCTAAAACTGGTGCAGGCACTGGTAACACAGCTGTTAACGGTATCTTCAATCTACAAACAGATGCCGATGGCCGCTGGTCAGTAGAGAAGTTCAAAGGTTTGATCCTACAGATTGAACGTGAAGCTAACGTAATTGCAAAAGAGACACGTAGAGGTAAAGGTAACTTTATGATCTGTTCTTCTGACGTTGCTTCTGCTCTTGCAGCTTCAGGCATGTTGGACTACGCTCCAGCTATGTCAACAAATCTACAAGTTGACGACACAGGCAACACATTCGCCGGTGTTCTTAACGGTCGTATGAGAGTATACATTGATCCATATGCTGTAGGTAACTACATCACTGTGGGTTATAAAGGTACTAACCCATATGACGCAGGTCTGTTCTACTGCCCATACGTACCACTAACTATGGTCCGTGCAGTTGGGGAAGATACATTCCAGCCAAAAATCGGTTTCAAAACTCGATACGGCATGGTGTCAAACCCATTCGTAGGCTCATCACCATCATCTGGTCTTGCAGCAGCGAAATCAAACCAATACTACAGAATCTTCAGAGTAGACGATATTCTAGGTTCTTAATAAAAAAAGTTCTATCTCCACTAAGAGGGCTTCGGCCCTCTTTTTTTTAACTTGCTTTTTGTATAAATAGCAGTATGAGCAACTTAACAGAAAATTTTAATTACTTACAGCCTACTAGTTTTAAGCTAGTTATTGATAGAAAGAACTTTCCTAACCTTGAGTTCTTCTGTCAGCAGGTGACGCATCCAGGATTACTGATACCTTCGGCCGAAGTACCGGTTAGAAGAATGCAATCTATTCCTTTACCTGGAGAGTCATTAACTATTAATGAACTATCGGCTGAAATACTTTTAGATGAAAACATGGAAAGTTATACAGAGATGTATAGTTGGATATTAAGGAATCAACATACGAACCTTGATACACATACAGCCATGCAAAGAAAAGAGAAGCCTCCTACATATGCAGACATAACATTATCTATTCTATCAAGTCATAATAACACGACAGTACAAGTAAGATATGTTGATGCAATGCCTACATCATTAGGAGATATACAATTCTTATCAACAGCAGGCGGACAAGAATTCATAACCTTTCCAGCTACATTTAGGTTCAGTTACTTTGAACTAAAAACAGTTAATGCAACTACAGGATCTATTACAGATTCTTTTAGTGTTACAGGTACGGTAGGACAATAATATGGTATCAAGAAATAGACAACTAGCAGCTTCCATAAAAGATTCGAGTGGTGCATTAGCAGTAGAAAAATTTAATAATTTATTTGATAATACCATAGAACCTGAAACATTAAATTTTGCTGTTGATGTTCGAGGTGCAGGTCAGAATGCTCATTGGTTGTGGTCATGGAATCCTACTACATTACCATATGCTCGAGCTCCTATTACATTATCGAATGAAGGTGAGATACCTTTATATAAAGCAGGTACATATCAACTAGATAACTTTGCTGCATATAATACAAATGGAAATTCTACTCAAACACATTTGATAAAATTAAAATGGATTGAAGAACCAGGCGATGCAAACTTAGTTGATTGGGTTACATATGATAGTAGTAACACAATTGCGTTTGAAGGTGTAACATCAACACCTCAGAAAACACAAAGATTAACGTGGTCAGTTCCTGCCGCGTTTACCCCACCAACATTAAATACCTCCACAGTTCAATATAATGTTGGTGCTACTACTGGCGCGTACGTTTTTTCCGGAAACGCCAGTGGTAATAACACGGAACTAGGTCCTTTATATAGAGGTAATACATACGAATTTTTACTAGATTCTACAACAGCTGGACATCCATTTTATTTGACAACAGATAGTAACGGAGAATATTCAGCAACTAGTTATGGCGGTGAATATACTTCGGGTGTTACAAATTCAAGAGCTCAAGGTAGTTCAGGCACAACTGCAACTATGACATTCGTTGTTCCGGCTGATGCGCCTGACACATTAGATTACCAGTGTGGTAACCACCAAGCAATGAATGGTTCAATAACAATAAAAGATTTAAAAGTAGATTCAAGTGGTAGCGGTGAAACATACTTATATTTTCAACATTCACAAGAACAGCATAAGACTCGTGTAAGAATTAAAGAATCACCTACTATTGTACCACAAATGTGTCTAACATGGAATGGCACAAAAGCAAAGTATGTTCCACAAGATTTACGAAACTACATGGATTTAACTCCATCATTCGTAACTCGAGTAGAAGAGGTAATTGGAGACGCAGCATTAGATTCAGCATACACTGCAGGTCTTATCGACTCCGCATATATTAATGCTAGAGTAAGTGGCGTAGACTCGGCTTCAGTTTCTGCAATCGTAGATTCAGACTACGTAAGTTCTAGAGCTGATGTCACCTCTGTTATAGATTCAGATTATGTAACAGCAAGAGTTGGTAGTACAGAACAACATACTACACTTACTCAAAACTTAACATTATACGTAATGAATGGATCTGCACGATGGTATGCGCCAAGATCACTTACATTACAAAGTATGGCTGCATATGTACAAACTGCACCAACAGGTGCCGGTTTAAATCTTAGAGTAAATAAAAACGGTTCATCTATTGCAACACCTTCTATTGCTGCAGGTGCTACAAGTGGATCATTAACAGGATTAACAGAAACAATGAATGCAGGTGATTACTTAACAGTTGATATCACCCAAGTTGGATCTACAGTAGCAGGTGCCAACTTAAGTTTAGTTATAGTATACAAATAGGAGAATACCAATGGCGTTAAGCGCAGAACACAAATCAGCATTGGCGAGACAATTTGGTTATGACAGCAGCGAGAATATCGTTCTGTACAAAATTGAAAACGCCACTCAGGAAAAAGTAGCAAATAGATTCACCAATTCACATATTAACCATCCGAGATCTTTTGCAACATGGCAAGGTGACTTGTTCACCGGTGTTGTTATATACGAAGATTCGGCAGGAGAGATACAGCTCTCCTCAGATTGCGTAGAGGTAACAGAGTAATGTATTTTAAACTAGTAAGTAACGGCACAAGTTTTGGTGGGCCAAACAACACAAACTATGCATCATATAGGAGATATGTTTTAGAAGATCTTCGTGGCGTGATTATGGGTAGTATCACTTCTACTTCAGGACTTAATACTACTGTGCATAATACATCATCATCAGTAATTACTGGTACACGGCCTTCTACAGGTATCTATCATGAAACAGGTTGTAATAGAAATACTTCATCATCTGCAACCAGTGATGATTATTTTATTCAGTTTTATAAAAGACACCATGGATATCTTCAAGATAATACTAATGCAGATATGCAAAGAGCTGTTCACATTAGGAGCGAAAATACTTATGCCATGACACCTAGGATGGGAACAGATGTAACAAACTCTGTGACAGGTATCAACAATGATTTTCCTAATTCATTGAATGGCTGGTTAGATGCTGGTTCTACTTATGATCCATCAGCTGGTTACACTACTCCTTACTATTGGCATTCGCTTGAAGGAATTCTTAATGATAAAGTTTTTGTTCTTAAATTAAATATGAGTCCATTAGGTAGTAGTTATTCAGATATGATTTTTATTATGGCTGACCAAGAATATCAAGCAAACTATGACAATCATACTCGAGCACAATTTCAATATCACTGTCCTACTGTTGCAATATATCATTCAGAATTTAATTTAGAAAGTAATAACACAGTAGGTTCTACTAGTACTTCCGGTAAACGAGCAGGAAATAATATTGGTAAAGTGCAGAGATTTGGTAGATACTACCCAACAGGAAATAATAGCAGTGATTCCTATACAAGTTCTTATATAATGGGTCAGTACTCAACAAATACTACATATGATAGTTACAATAGTTTATTTCCGCCACCGTGGTATGAAATTCTTGGTAGAACACCAGTTGCAAACGGTAACGCAGGATTTGTAATGCAGCCTCTATTGTATGTGCCACATATAGGTCTACCTGTTACTGCAAATTATTATCATAGTGATTATAAAGAATTCTCTAGACTAATGGGTATATGGAGAACCGGTGACGATACTTTCTACAGTGGTGAACGTGTTACTGATGGCGACGGCAATGCATATAGAGCATTTAGAGCATATAAAGTTGGATCTCCAACATCATCAGACACTGGTTATACTTACAGTTGGGGTTATTCTCAAGAACATTCACGTAGTGCAGTTTATCTATTTCCGGAAGCAGGAACTTAATATATGCCAGTAAGAACGGGTTATACAGATTCAACGTATCACTTAGATACGCCATGGAATCAAGACGGATATGTCAATGATTATATCTATGGCGATTCTTCTCCTGTTCTAGACAATAGTAATGATATTATTTTAATTGAGTCTGATGGAACACTAGATTCTTCTTATAATAATAATCATGTTCTAGACTTTACGAATGATATCTATCTAGTTAAAGCTGCTGACGCAGCTGTAGCAGCACAAGCATCAGCAGACTCTGCAAATACTTTAATAAGCACACTAAGAGTACAACTTGCCAATGCCGAAAGTGGTGGCGGTGGCGCAATACAGACTTGGAGTTCATAATGGCGACAAAGGCAAGATTATTATCACAAACTTTTTCATCAACGCCTACTGGCGATATAAGATTAAAGGGTGAATTTGCAGATAGTGCTGCACCGGAAGCTCCTGAAATATTTACTGGAAGCGCTACTATAGCAGACTCAGCAGAAACAGCAATTAATACATTTGATGGAACTACGATTAGAGCTGCTCACTATGATATCATATGTCAAACTTCGGGCGACAGTGATCATCAAGCTGGACAGGTATTTGTAACGCATACCGGTGATAGTGCAACTCTTACTTCATATGGTACGTTGTTGCATGCAGCTGGAACTTTAGTAATGTACGATTGTAGCATTGACGGGTCTGATCAGGTTTCGTTACTAGCAGATCCTCAAGGACATGCTGGATTGAAGTTTTCATTTAAAAGAATTGACACGCCGGTTACGACGTAAGTATATAAATAGAATCAAATTAAAGAGGTTGATATGGCAAAAGCAGCATTTAGAGTAGAAGATGGTTTAATTCCTGGTCACACCAATGCTGACCTTGGACATACAGCATTAAAGTTTAGAGACATTCACATGTCAAACGACATGCATATTGATAATGATATACATGTCGGTAGAGATATTGATATTACAAGAGATGCAAATGTTACAAGAGACGTTAACGTAACTAATGATTTAAATGTTACAACAGATCTGGATGTAGATGGTAATACAATTCTTAATAACTTAAGTGCCTTAGGACCTACAATTAATTTACCGAATTTCGCTGGTGGTGGCGGAGGTGGTGGAGGCGGCGGTGTCTCTGAGGCCGAAGCTATAGCATTTGCAATTGCGTTAGGATAAAAGAATGGCAAAGAAGATTTTAGCAACAGACTATAGTATCAATTCTGATAGTGATACAATTACCGTAAAGGGCTTTTATCGAGCAGAACAGTTTCAATTAATTACAGATGTTACTCCTAATAGCGGTGGAACGATTATATTTAATTTTGCTGATGGTGCTAAAGGACATAAAGGCGCGGTATTTAATACGATAGATGAAACTACTACTTTATATTTAGAAACAAGTTTAGCAGCATATGCTATTGATTCTACATCTAACGTACAAATTATTGTTGATCATCCGGAAATGGAGATCGAAGTCTCGGACTCATTACTTGATCCTGTACATAAGATTCGAGTATCAACTCCGGAAAACTTAATCGATACTGACTTTGAATATGGATTGCAGCCAACTAAATGGGAAACATTAGAACTATCAAACAACGTTCCGTCATTCTTCGTTGCCGATGGTGATACTGCTTTACCTATTGTTGAAACAATTACTGCTACTACTGGTTCTGATGTTATTAAAGTTTCATGTACAGATGCTCATAATCTTGTTGTCGGTACGCCTATCGATGTATCTGGTCTAGACTTTAGAACTGCAGAAGGTAAATTCCTAATTATTTCTGCAGATTCAAATAATTTCTTTTATAGAGCAAATGCTCCTCAAACTGTTACTGGTGCTATCGGTTCTCTTTATTCTGCTGTTACGCCTGGATCGTTTTATGCTGGTTCTCAAATTCCATATGCTCAAGATTCGGGTTTAGAAACAAATGAATTAGATCCATCAACCCTTAGAATTAATACGCCGGACGTTCATGGTTTTGTCGAAGGATCACAGTTTTACTTAGTTAATACTATTGCATCTAAATCTCTTAAAATTACAGATAATAAAACTGCGCCAGACGGTGATCCTATTATTGATAAAAGAAATACATTTACTAGAGAAGTACCTCTAGATTTATCTAAAACAAAAACAAACGAATTACGTGGTCGATACAGTCGATACTTTCCTGCTTCAGACGTAGACGTAGCCTCTAATACTATTAGCTGGCCTAGCCACAATATGAACACCAACTACACTCTTTTATATGTCCCACCAGCTGGTGCTCAAGGTATAGGCGGTTTAGATAGATTCGAAATCTATTATGTAAAAAGAGTAGATGCTAATAATATTCAGCTAACAACTTCACAAAACGGTAGTGCAATTAGCTTTAGCAGTGCAGGAGATACATCCGTAGCACAGCATTCATTGCACCTAGTATATGAATTAAGATACTCAAGTAAAAGTTATAGAAACTCATATACTTATCACTATACTTGGGGTTACTGGTATGGTACTGCTAATTATTCTGGTTACGATATGCGTCAAGGAGGCAAGTCAGATCCAAACACAGGACAAACTTTTTACGGGTTAGGCGATAAAAAAGAAGATGGCCTAATGGTCATGACTCGTAACTATCAGTATCCTGGCTATAGCGCAAGATGGATGGATTATTACAGACCAGAATATCAAAACTATTATAACGTTTATGGTGGTAACCACTACTTATATACAGACTTTCCTGAGTATGATAACCAAACACCAAGTCTCCATCCATCGCGATGGAATCCAATCGAAGACTTTGGTAGATGGAGAAGCTACTCATGGAATAGTTATACCTACACATATAGTAGTGGCTATTTTAGATTTCAAACATATTACTATTCCGGTACTTATAATTACTATTGGTCTTCTCGCCGTATGTTTGTATTCCCATTCATATACGATGAAGAAGCAGATACATTCTTTTCTCAAAGTCATGGATTAGCGCAAGGCGACACAATTACTTTCGCTACTAAATCAGGTTCTGCACCTACAGTTAACTCTGGTAGTTATATGGGAGATACTCGAAGCAACACAACATTAGCTGATGGTGATTATACTATTGATGTTGTTTCTCCTGATAGATTTAAAATAGGTGGTTCTAGAATAGCAACCGCGGTAGGTGATTCAAACGGAGCTTACAATATTGTAGGTAACGTTGCCAATCCAAACGCTAACTCATTCTATGTCGATCAGCATGGTCTTATTGACGGAGATGAAATGGTATTGAGCAAAGTAGGTAATCCTACTTTACCAGCCGTACCAAGTGGTGCATTGGCTCCACGATGGAAATTAGGTACTCAAGGTAATGCTCCATATTTCGCACAAACAATAAATGATGCTGTACAGAATCACGTTGACAATCACAGTGATTTTAGCAATCATCAAGACTTTAGAACATCAAACCATAGTGGTAACTCAGAAAGACTTACATCAAGTGGTGAAGCCGGATTAAGTACACCGGGTTTTGATTATGTTAATACAAGATATTCATCAAACTACTTAGGCGTTGTTAAAAATGGTTCGTATGTTAAGAGCCAAAGCTATTACAATTACGCTGATACTTATGTAGGTAATTTTGATCTTACAACACCTAAAAACTTATTTGAAACTACTGATGCTAAGTCATACGGTATTTTCAGACTTGCTACTCCATGGCAACAGTATACGCAAATACCTTATTATATGGATGTAACCTTTGGTTCTGATGCTGCGCATGGCGCTACTGATGGTCAGTATAATTCTAGTAATTATTGGATATACTACAATTATACATTCATGGATCACCGGTATTATTACGTGTATGATCATTATTCTACATCGCGATACATGAGTAGTACTGTTGGTAATACATCAGGTGATACATATCATTGGTCAGTAGCTTATGTTAACGTGCAGTATTCTTCTGAATTTGTACAATTAATGCTTACATTCGGTAAAACTACGCCGAACAAAGGATGGTCCGGTTATAGCACTAACGGTAGCGGATTGTACACATATAACTATCGATATAATTCATATAACTCATATTCATATCTGTACAATAGCAGTTATAACCAAGATGAAGTTACTGTAAGACTATTCTTTGCTGGTAACACATCATTCAACTTTAATAACAGCAAAATGGTTAACTTAGTTAACGCTATCATTCAAGGTGTTGATGCGAATTTCTTAAATCCATCATTCACTGTAGGTGATACATTAACTGCTAATGTTATTAATAACAATAGATTTAGTGTTTCAAATGCTGGAGCCTTAATAGACCTAACAGATAGCGGCAGTGGTTTTGATAGTGCTAACCTTATGAAGTTTGCATTATCTGATGTACAAGGGGCAGCCGATGGATCTTACTCTGCTGAATCTGTAGGCGATGAATTTATTACCCTTAACACACCTTTCTTAGTTGAAGGTAATACAGAAATACTAAAAGCCGATAGTGCTGATTCTTCTACCATACAGACTTTTGGTGGACACAATTTCTTATCTGGTACAAAGGTAGTGTACAGTCATTCTTCTGACAGCGGACTAGGTGGTTTACAAAATGGCAACACATATTATGTACATGCAATTGACGATAACTATCTTAGCTTACATGGTAACGGACAAGATGCTATAGTTGGTATTAATCCAATTCAATTAGCTTCTGACTCTGCGGGCGGTGCACAGCTCCATCAGATTACAACAACATCGATTGCTGGTAGAACAGGTGCGTCTGGTACAGTTATTGTTAGAGACGGATCCAAAAAGGTTACTGGTAACCAAACACTCTTTAAACGATTCTTTAAATCTGGTGATACAATATTCTTTAAGAATGATTCATCAACTCCAGGTCGTTTAGATGAGCATACCATTGCTGTTATTTCAGATGATGAAAACATGGAACTTACAACACCGGCTAACTTTAGTAAATCTGACGCTACTCACTTCGTAAAAACTAATATTTACGCAAAACCTGATGGCTACTCAGTACACAGACCATTTGATGGTGGTGTTGAAATTGGCGCTGGTACTGCACCACTTTCGCAGATTACTAGACAAACAAGAAAATATTTCCGTTATCAGTCAGGTAAAGGTATTCAAACATCATTAGCTATTAACTTCAACCCACCTGTTATTTTAGAAACAATTAACTCGCTAGATACAACAGTTAGATGTAGGACAAAGTATCCTCATAGACTGGCAGTTGGAATGCAAATAACAATTGAAGGTGCATCGGATGGTGCGTATAATGGTGTTCAATCAGTAGCTAGTGTCGTAGATGATTATAACTTTACCTACACTGCTGCGCAAGCTCCTAACGCTTCGATTCCTTCAGGTATCATACAGTATGTAGTTAATGGGTATTCAGGTTCTTTTGTTAGAGCTGGTATGTTTGATAACCAAAACGGATTCTTCTTTGAATGGGATGGCACTGTACTACACTGTGTAAGACGTTCATCAACTACACAGTTATCTGGTACAGTAGAAGCAGTTAAAGGAAGTGGACGTATTGTAGGTACAAACACTAACTTTAGCGGGCAGCTTGTAAGAAATGATAAAGTAGTTATCCGTGGACAAACATATAAGATTGTTAAAATTAATAGTAGAACAGAATTGTTTGTTCAGCCACAATATAGAGGTATTTCCAGTGATGGTATTATCCTTACAAAAACAGTTGATGTTAGAGTTGCACAATCTGATTGGAACTTAGATAAGTGCGATGGTAGCGGAAAACAAGGATTTAATTTAAATACATCTAAAATTCAAATGGCATACATGGATTACTCATGGTACGGTGCTGGTAAAATTAGATTTGGATTTAAAGATCGTAAAGGTCACGTTAGATATGCTCATGAGTTTATTCACAACAACAGGTTGGACGAAGCTTATATGAGATCTGGTAACTTACCTGCTAAGTATGAAATTGAAAACGATGAAAATCCAACGTATGCTCCAACGCTATTCCATTGGGGTACATCGGTTATCATGGATGGTACGTTTGATGACGATAATGCATATCTATTTACTGCTCCTTCGAAAAACTTAACATTCACAAACGGTCAAACAAATAGTGCTAACACTAATGGCAATTCATCTCTATCTTACAGATACAATAGAGGTACAAGACAGTATGACTTCTATGTAAGATTACCGTTTAGTTCAAGTGATGCATCTAAGTTTAACACTGGTACAAAACTCTATACTTCAAACAATGAGTTGAATGGTCAAGAAGTTGCGTATACAGACTATAGTGGATCTACTTTTAGAGTTCACATTTACATATCTTCTGGTTATAGCTTTCCAGGTTCAGGTACTTATCCAGTAGTTAGTAGCGGAACTACAGTCAACATCGGTGCACCAGCTTCAGGTGGAGATGATGTTAACTTAGGTACAGACGTTATCCCGCTAGTGTCACTTAGACTTGCGCCATCTGTTGATAACAACTTGACTGGTGATTTAGGTGAAAGAGATATCATTAACCGAATGCAGTTAAAACTAAATGAAGTTGGTATGATTCTAACGCATGACTGCGAAGTTAAACTTATCTTAAATGGTGATATTAGTACAGTTTCTTGGGAAAATGTTAGATCTCCATCATTGTCACAATTGATCAAACATGAATCAGGTGATCAAATTACTGGTGGTAACGAAGTATTCTCCTTTAGAGCTTCGGGTGGTGCCGATGGTACTTCATCTACATCTAACTTCTCACTAGGAGACTTGGTTGATATGGGTAACTCAATCTTAGGCGGTAACGGTATCTTCCCTAACGGGCCTGATATTCTAACAGTTGCTGTACAAGTTGTTGATACATCATCAATTAACGCAAGTCAGCCATTTACTGCATCATCAAGAATTACATGGGGCGAATCGCAGGCTTAATATGGGAAAAAGTATTAATAGGCTATTAGCCGAACTTATAGATGACGACGGCGATGTTCAATCTGAATACTTGGACAACGTTGAAGCTAGTGGATTAGTTTACTATGAAACGCTAGATTCATTACCTGTAGGAAACGCGTTATCAGCTGGTAACTTAGCCTATGTTGCTGCAAATCAAAGAATGTACGTTTCAAATGGTGTTGGCTGGTATAACGCCGGTTTAATTAATAGATCACCTAGATGGCAAACAGAACCAAGCGCTACGTATGAAATCGTAGATTCAGCCACACCTCTTACAATTACGGCTAAAGCTGTTGACAGTGATAATTCTAATTTAACTTTAGTAAATCAAAGTTTTGGATCTGATTCTGCTCAGTACAAACTTGATGTATCTGTTGATTCTTCGGTGTTTACATTTACACCTAAAACTGCAGCCGCGGTAGGTTCGGCGGTTGCTGCTGGTAATATACCAGATTCAAATGGAGATGTTAATTACACATTTAAGTGGTCAGACGGAATTGGTTTTGTTTCTAAATTAGTAACTCTTCAATACGCGCCTGGTGGCGGCGCGCCATTACAATGGGCAAATAGTAATTCTGATCCTTATATAATGTGGACAGATCCAACTGACTTTTCAAAGCGCAGATTTGCGTATCCTATTAACTGGCCATCTCAAACTCCTGGTACATGGAGATACGCGTTGAATTACCCATCTTCTCCTAGTAATTTTAGTAACCAAGGTCTAGTTGTTACTGTTCCTCAAGGAGTTGAATGGAATGGAACAGTGTATACTGCTTACGCTTTATCTAACCAATGGACTGGTGGAAATTACAACTATGAAATATGGAATACCGGTGTTAGTTCTCCAAGCTACACGAATGAATCAACCGCGGGATCTAATAATGCAGGAAACATTCCACTATAAATAATGTGGTAGAATAGTTATAAGGTATATTATGAACGAACTTACAGAACATGAAAGCAATGAATTAAAACCAACTGATCCAATTACATTTGGCATTACACCAGTATCAAGGAGTAAAATTAATCCAAAGGCTGTAGCTTTAGTAAATGAGTTTTTACCAGAACTTGATGAGAAAACTAAATTCTTTGATAGAGGTAACTCACAATCGACTTTATCAATGATGTCTTTGACTATGTTAAATGGTCATTCACCTCATAGATTATTAAGACAAGTTTTAGCTGAAACAGAAACGCGGAAAATGGCATTGGCAGAAGCACAAGTAACGCATGCTAAAGCACTTGAAAAAATTGAAAAGTTACAGGATAAACTGTTCTTAGATCCAGATAATAATGTTTTAAACGCTAAGTTACGTGCTGCGTATGTTGGTATTGAATCTATGGAAAGCAAGATAAATGGCTCTTTCAAAGATATCGCTACACTAATAACTGCGTATAATAATGTCAAAAAAAATTATAATATTGATAACTGGACTGAAGAAGAATTTGAGAACTCAGAAAAGAAACATCACGTTCGACGTGGGTTTGAATTGATGTATCGTAATTTGATGGATGGAGGCAGAGCTTCTACTGCAACTATCGAATACATGCAACAATATGGTATACATCCTCAAGTAGGACATACCGAAGTGAGTGGTTATATCGGTGCTGTTAATGAATTAATAAAGAATAATCAAATACCGCACTCTAATCATTTAGAAGAATTTTTAGATGCAATGGCTGAAAAATATTATAAGGAATCTGATAAAACAACTCAAAGAATTTTCGGTAAAGATAATATAACTAATACCGACATTTTGAGTTTGGTGCAGGATAAATCAAATGACGACTCTGTCGAGCATACGGAAGAATAGACAAAGAGAAGAACGCACGGCTGGATTAGATTCAGCGGAAGTAAGTGTTCTAGCGGCCGGCAGCAATTTAGTTTTTTCTACTTTAGATTCTTTACCCGCCAGTGATTTAGTTCCTGGCCAAAAAGCATTAGTTGAAAGTGTTAATCGATTATACCTTACAGATGGAAACGGCTGGTATAATGTAGGATTCAACGTAAATGCCAATCCGCGGTGGATTACGGAGCCTGATACCACTGCTACAATCACCGATTCAGCTACACCATTAATTATTACAGCCTTAGCTGCTGATTCAGATGGAACTACGTTACTTAATCAAAGTAATGTGATTGGTGATAGTGCACAATACATGGTGTCTATTACAAACGATTCATCAGTTTGGACATTCACGCCAAAAAGCGCAGACTCAATAGGCATTGAAGTTGCAGCAGGTAACTTAGTAGAATCAAATGGCGATTTCATTTATAACTTTAAATGGAGCGACGGAATAAACTATATTAGTAAAGATGTAACTATAGCATATAATCCTGCCGGTGGTGGGATAGATTGGGCAGGAACTCGAGGATTTTTTCTAGGTAGCTGGATGGATAGAGATGATGCCGGTTATATGGATATCGCTACAGGTACAAGCGTTACTGCTATGAGCAATTTACCTGGACAATGCGCTAATGGCGATAACGCTGTTAGTACCGGTGAATTGATAATTGTGCCTCAATCAAATAGTAATATTTGGTCTATTAATTCGGCTACTGCAGGAACAGCGACTAATTTTGCGAACAGCCGTTTTAACAGAAATGCAGATTACGCTTCTGCCGCGGGTAATGGTTCAATTGGAATATGGCGCGGAGGTAATTCGAGTTATTACAATAAGTTCGATTACATGGCACTAACCAGTGGTTCAACATGCGCTAGTCATTCTAATCTTTCTTCACAATTTAACACTGCTGATGCTATGTGCGGAAATGATACAAAGGCATTATCTGGCATGGGAATACATAGTAGCGATTATGGTGGTACTGCAAGATGTAATTATGTTTTATATGATACTGTCGGCTCGGCTTATAATTTTGGTAACTTAGGATATGATGCTACTAGACCTGCAGCGGCCGGTGATGAAACACATGCTATATTTGCTGGTGGTGGGCATGCCAATACAATTTCTGTTTACAGTGGTTTAACTACTACAACATATGACACAGGATCATCTGCAATTAGTGGTGGATCTATTAGCCGTGCTAGAAAAGGTGGGCTAGCTATGTCGGATAAAACTTATTTTATACATGCCGGCGGATTTGCGAACGGCAACCTTTCTAGTGGTGCTAGGAATGATATAGATAGAAGAGTTATTGCGACTGGTAGCAACGCTACACTGGTCGGAAGCTTAGGCAGTGTATCTGGATCATATGGTTCTGGCGCTTCCGGAAATGCTGCATAAATAAGTTTACATTACTGGCATATTATGATATAATAACTATATGATTGACTTAAAGCAAATACATGAAATGTGGTCAGAAGACTGCAAGATAAAACAAACTAATCTAGATGAATCATCGCGTGTTACACCAGTGTTGCATGCTAAATATCTAGAAATGTTATCTCACACAAAGCTTATGTTAAAACGTGCTGAGTTTGCACAAAAGTCTTTATTAAAAGACAAGTGGTTATATTATAATGGCAAGATGTCAGAAGAAGAGTTAAAGGACAAAGGTTGGAATCCGGATCCTTTTAATGGTCTAAAAATATTAAAAGGTGAAATGGATCATTACTATGATTCAGATCCTGAGATACAAAAGTCTGAAGAAAAGATACAGTACTATAAGACCATAATTGAAACGCTAACAGAGATTATAAATAATCTTAATTGGCGACATCAAACTATAGGTAATATGATTAAGTGGAAACAGTTCGAGTCAGGAAATTAAATCACTCTACATTAAACGTTACGTGCGATAATGGTACAGCTCAAGAACTGAATGAGTTCTTTTCTTTCTTTGTGCCTGGCTATAAGTTTATGCCTGCGTTTCGTAATAGGATGTGGGATGGTAAAATACGTTTATTCGCTTTAAACGAAAAAACTTTGCCTGTTGGTCTATATTACCACTTAAAAGAATTTTGCGATAAAAGAGATTATGAATTAGTTTCTGAAGAAAGCAAGTATGGTAAAGCAGACGATAGAACTCATATAAGTCCAACACAGCTCAGTGATTATTTAAATACTTTAGATTTACCATTTCCTTTACGTGATTATCAATACCAATCAGTAGGCGAAGGTTTAGTACGAAAACGCGCGATTTTATTATCTCCTACTGGTTCTGGTAAATCTTACATGATATATGCATTAGCTAGGTATTGGTTAAATTTTTTAAGTGACGGACGTGGATACCCTAAAGGTGGTAGAGTTCTTATCATCGTTCCTACTACATCATTGGTAGAACAAATGCACAGCGATTTTATAAAGTACGGTATGCCTGAAGGAGGTATGCATAGAATTTATTCTGGCAAAGATAAAGCTGTAGACTCTGCTATTGTTATATCCACATGGCAATCGATATATAAGTT